ATAAATATTAAACCTGGAGATGAAGTAATTACAACCCCTTTAACATTCGTAGCATCTGCCAACTGTGTTGTCTATAGAGGAGGGACTCCAATTTTTGCAGATATTAAAAAAAATACATATAATATAGACACAGAGGAAGTAAAAAGGAAAATAACTTCTAAAACGAAGGCAATAATTCCAGTGCATTTTGCAGGGCAACCCTGTGATATGGATGAAATTAGTGAAATTGCTAAAGAAAATGATTTAATGGTAATTGAAGATGCAGCTCACGCAATTGACGCTAAATATAAAGGGAAAAAAATAGGAACATTAAGCGATTTAACTATATTTAGCTTTCATCCCGTAAAAAATATAACTACTGCAGAGGGAGGAATGGTTACTACAAATGATGATAATCTATATGAGAAATTATTAATGTTTAGAACTCATGGAATATCAAAGGATGCCGTAAAGAGATTCGGAAAATCTGGAGGGTATTATTATGATATGCAGTATTTAGGTTTTAGATATAATTTAAGCGAACTTCATGCTGCACTCGGAATTCATCAGTTAAACAAGTTAGAATCATTTCAAAAACGAAGAAGAGAAATTGTAAAGATATATAATAGGGAGCTACAGAATATTAATGAGACAATTATTCCATATGTAAAAAAAGATGTAAAACATTCTTGGCATTTGTATGTAATCCAATTAATTCTTGATAAGTTAAGGGTTAATAGAGATCAAATTTTTAAAGCATTAAGAGAAGAAAATATAGGTGTAAATGTTCATTATATACCAGTTCATTATCACTCATATTATCGAAAAAAATTTGGATTAAAAAAAGGAATTTTACCAAATGTAGAATGGTTGTTTCCAAGACTATTAACCATACCATTATTTCATAAAATGAGTGATAATGATGTTTATGATGTTATAAACGCAATAGAAAAAGTAATCAAATATTATAAGTATTAAAATAATATTTGAAAAATATAATTAACTATTAGATGAATCAAAATGAAAAAGAATGCCATTTTTGGAGAATTGATAATATAGGGGTAGATATTGAAGAAATAGAAAGATTTACTAAATTGGATTTTAAAGTAAATGAAAATTTTTTTAATAATCTGTTTACAAAACATTAAATGGAATATTATCTCTCTAAATCAAATTCTTATCCTCATTTTGCAGTAAGATTTGCTTGTAAAGAAGCAATAATTAAAGTTATTAATGCTTTTGGAGAGAAAATCTATCCTCAAGAGAGCCAAATTTTAAATAGATCAAATGGAGTCCCATATACGTATCAATATAAGGCAGAGTTCCTAAATTTCCTTTCAATTATAGCACTTAGGTTATAATTTATCTAAAATTTTAAGGGTTAATGACAAAAATAATAAATAATTCTATCGTTCCTTATTCATTTTTTAAATTTCTTTTGTGATTTTAATTTCAACATAATATTTTTTACCATTTATTTGAAAATATGACCCTTTATATGGAGGAAAAGTTCGTGCTCTCAAAATATTAATTAATTCTAATGCATTATATTTTTTATTAAGATTTATTTCATCGAGAGTAAAAAAATCTTTATCATAATGCATTGTTCCTTTTTTTTGAGGAATTTTTTTTGAAATATTATCATTTTTAATAGAATTCCAAGTTTTTTTAAATAATTCAATTGAGGCGATTTCTAACTTTTTATAAAGAGTTTTTCCAGTATCTATATAATCAAATTCAACTTTTTCCCTAGCAATTATTGGACCAGTATCAATTCCTTCGTCTATATAATGAAGAGTAACACCTGCTGGAGTTCCATCTATAATTGACCAAACATTTGGGTCTGATCCTCGATTATAAGGTAAATAAGCAGGATGAAGATTAATCGTTCCATTAGAAGGAATTTTTAACAGAGTTGGAGATAGAATATAACCGAAATATATTGAAATAAACATATCCGGTTTTAATTCTGTAATTCTTTTAATTATTTCCGGATTTTTTAATTGATCTCCTTCAATTAAAATTGCTTCTGGTAACAAATTAATTATTTCAGGTTTGAATTTTGCTCTTGAATCGGGATGTAAAATTAATCCAATTACCTCCTCCTTTTCTTGTTTTAAAAATTTTAAAATTTCAAAACCAACCCAATTATTGCCAAAATATAAAATTCTATAATCTTTACTCATATGATTCCCTTTCATAGCTATCGAATATTTAGTTAAAATTCTTTATATAAATTAATAATTCAGTATTATCTTTTAAATATTTAACACTTTTAAAAAAAATTTCATATTTCTTAAATCGTCTTTTATTTTATTTTCTAATGTAACAAGAATGATTTCATCCACTTTTTTACACAATTTTAGTCTTTTTATTAAAAGATCAAGAACAGTTACGTTATTATCTAACTTTTTTAAAACTTTACCAGAGAGTCTTGTCGAACCCATTCTCGCCTGAACTATGATCCCAATTTTTTTAGATCTCAAATAGAAGCCCGATTTTTAAGATTTATATTTTTTAATCAAATCTTTCTTTGTAGGATTATTAATTGTAATTATATCTTTTGCCTGTTCTGCTCCAACATTAAATAATAAATCAATAATTGATAAATTAGGAATAAATTCCTTAAATCTTTGTGGATATATTGGATGATTATATGTGAAAAGATAATATTTTATTTTGTTTTTATTCCATAAATCTTTATCTGCATAATCTTTCCCTAATTGGCCAAAAACATATAAATCTGCGTTAAAGAATTTACATATATTAATCAAATATTCATTTTTTGTTCCACTAATATCATAATCAGACGTCCTATAAAATTCAATATTAATATTTAATTCTTTTAAGAAAAAAAGGAATAATTCTTCATTTAATTTCATTAGAAATTTGTGATTTTTAGATAAAATTTTCTTTAAATTGTCGTAATAATAATCAAAATATTCACACTTTCCGTAGGAGTGGTGAATTATTTTTAAATGTTCATCTTTCCAATTAAGTGAATTATTAATTTTAATATCTTTTAATAATTTGGACTCCCCTTTTATCGTTGGGACATTAAGCCATTTATAACCGTTGGGCGTTTTAATTCTATTTCTTGATTCAAAATCTCTTTTTTGATACTTCACAGTATCTAAAGAAACATAAATATCACATAAAGAGACCCTATAAAATAATCCTAACCAAGGTAAATATCCAGTTTGGTGATCACACAATATTTTCATTTTAAACTAAAAATAAATTTAAATTTATTTAAAATAATCAAGTTATAATAAAAAATACTTTTCTTTTATTTTAGGGGGATTTCCAACAATTAATGAATAAGGAGGTATAGAACCACAATTTATTAAAATTGTACCTGAAGCAACTACGGAATGGTGCCCGATATGAACATCGCCTTCTATGAAAGTATGAGATCCTACAAATACCTTATGTTCTAAAATAATATCTTTTCGCTCTATTTGATCAGTTTTTCCTATACATTTTTTATGAGAATCTGCTACATTAATAGCAACGAAGGATGATATATGATATCATCAAATATTACAAAAAATTCATGAGCATCATATTTATAATAAATACCAATGAATGAAATGGATTTTTCCGTAGATCTAAAACTTCAACTAATAAATTAAGGAATTTTTCTTTTAATTCCTCACTTTCACTAATAGAATTAATCATTTTTAATAGATCTTCTTTTTTAATTTTCAAATCACTTTTTTTATTTATAATTTATATTCAATTAAATAATTTTTTTTTACTGGTAAATATTGAAGATTTCCTTTAATTTAAGGCAACATGAAATTTATTTATATTTTTTAATCTATTCAGATTCTTAGTTAACAAATCTTATATTTTTCATCCATCGCTAAAAAAAATAGTTTAATAAATTATCTTTTGATTATTTTTATTATTATGGGTTTTTCAAACGATTGGGATCAAGCATATCGAAATAATCAACAAATGAGCATATGGCCATGGACTGATTTAGTTAGTTATGTAATGCGAGATGTTAGTCCAAGTGGCCCTAATTTTCGAGTTCTGGAATTAGGGTGCGGAGCTGGGGCAAATATACCTTTTTTTAAATCTCTTGGAGTTAAATATTTTGGAATAGATGGAAGTATTACAATTATTAAAAAATTAAATGAAAAGTTTCCAGATTTAAAAAATAATCTAATATGTACAGATTTTACGAAGGAAATACCTTTTAAAGAGAAATTTGATTTAATTGTAGATAGAGCATCTATCGCATCCAATACTAAAAGTGCGATAGAAAAATCTATAAAACTTATCTATATCCATTTAAAGCCTGCTGGAAAATTTATCGGAATTGATTGGTATTCTACGCAATATACAGAATATAATAGAGGAGACAATGTTCCAAATGACCCATATAGTAAAAAAAATTTTAAAGACGGAAATTTTCAAGGTTTAGGAATTGTTCATTTTTCTGATAAAGACCATATTTTGAAACTATTCAATAAATTTGATATTGAAATTATGGAACATAAAATTATTAAAACAGAAATACCAAATACCGATTTTATTTTTGCTAGTTGGAATTTTATTGCAATAAAAAAGGATTAAGGTCATATAAATGAAAGAATTTTTAATTGGTAATAGAAAAATAGGTAAAAATCAACCTGTTTTTATTGTTGCTGAACTTTCTGCAAATCATTTACAAAATTTTGATTTAGCTGTTAAAACAATAAAAGCAGTAAAAGAATCTGGTGCTGATGCCATTAAAATTCAAACTGAAAAACCTGAGACATTAACGATTGATTGTGATAATGATTATTTTCGTATTAAAGGAGGGACTTTATGGGATGGAAAAACACTTTATGAATTATATAGTCAGACTTGGATGCCATGGGAATGGCAACCTAAGCTAAAAAAAATTGCATTAGATTTAAATTTGATTTTTTTTTCTACCCCTTATGACAAAACGGCTGTTGATTTCTTAGAACAATTAGATGTACCAGCTTATAAAATTGCATCTTTTGAAATAACTGATATTCCTCTTATTGAATATATTGCTTCCAAAAGAAAACCAATTTTAATATCTACTGGTATAGCAAATTTAAACGAAATTGAGGAAGCTATAAACGCGTGTAAGAGGATGGGAAATGAACAAATTGCAATATTGAAATGTGCTTCTGTCTATCCAGCTCCATTAGAGGAATTAAATTTAAAAACAATTACTGATTTAGAAGAAAGATTTGATGTAGTTGTTGGCTTATCCGACCATTCACGAGAATTATCAGTTCCACTTGTGGCTGTTGCTTTAGGAGCAAAAATAATTGAACGACACTTTATCTTGAATAGAAAATTAGGTGGTCCCGATTGTGAATTTTCGATAGAACCAGAAGAATTTAAGACGATGGTGAAAGAAATAAAAAATGTAGAAAAGGCGATGGGAAAAATTACATATTCATTATCAGAATTAATAACTAAAAATCGAATGTTTGCACGCTCCTTATTCGTCGTTAAAGATATTAAAAAAGGGAAAATCTTAACTGAGGATAATATAAGGTCAATAAGACCTGGAAATGGATTACCCCCAAAATATTTAAAAGAAATTTTAGGAAGAAAAATAAAGAAGGATATTCAAAAAGGAACTCCATTAAGTTGGGAGCTGATTGAATAATTAAATTAAATTTTTAAAAATATTTACAGATTATCTTTAACACTTCTTACTAATTCAAACGCTTCAATAAAATTTTTTCCAACTTTTCTACCCCAATTCTGAGCCATTATCTTTACACCTTTTAAAGATCTCGTATGAGGATAATCTCGCATTTCAGATTTATAGTTCTCTAGAGCTTTTAATTTCTGATCTATAGTCTCTGAAATATCAATAAAAATATTTGGTTTAAACATAGCTTCCCCAGTTAAAATTTGCCAATCGGTTGAAGAAGGAATTTCGAAGCAATATATATCAGGATGGTGAAAGCTAGGTTGAGGTCTGCAACAAGTGAATACGGCTTGAAAGGTTATTCTATGATCAATATTTAAATCTGAATGGTGATGTGTGAAAATAACATCAGGATTTATTTTATTCAGATATTCTTCAATTTTTTTAACTATTTTTAGTAAAGGAATACTATCAAAACTATTATCTGGAAATCTTTCAAAATAAGAATTTTCTATTCCTAAGATTTTTTGCGCCTTTTTGGCATCTTCTTTCAATTTTTTTAGTTTTTCTTCAGAATTATCTGAGGATCGAGAAGTAATACCTTCTCCTAAAATTAAGGCATAAATATTGTTATTTTTGGCTAATTTTGCTATTGTCCCCCCACATCCTAAAATTTCATCATCAGGATGAGCAGCAATAATCAATATATTTTTATTTTTCATATTTTCCACCTATATATTATTTTTATTCTACTTTTTTTCATTTAACAATTTTAGTAAAAATTCAATAATTCTTCTACTTCCATCGGGTTTGATATATTTTCGACCTAATTTAATCATTTCTTTCCTAATATCAATATTTTTTAATTTTATTACGAAATTTATAATATTATCAAATATCTTTTTATCTTCCCACCAACCAGCGTAAAAATTTATGCCTAATTCAGAGTAAGATTTTGCATTAATGATTTGATTTTCTGCTGTGGCAACTATTACTGATGGAACTCCAACACTTGCTAACTCATGCATAGTTTGCCCACCTGCAGTTATTGCAATATCAGATTTTATCATTACTTTTTTCATTTCATCTACTGTAGGGTAATATATTAATTTACAGTTTTTATCAATAAAACTTTCAATATCTGAAATATTTTGAAAGCCTTTTCCAATTATAACATTTAATTTTAAATTTGGGAATGTTTCCTTTATTTTTTTTAGAATTCTTGGAGTAAAATTTGTATCATCAGAGCCCCCAAAAGTAACCATTATAAAATTAAGATTTTCGTTAACTTTCTTAGTAGAAATACTCCAAAACTCTTTTTTAAGCATGAAATATTCAGAGCCTACTAAATATATTACATCTTGTTTATTTTGGTTTTTAAAATTATTTTGTGTTATTGAGCTATTAATAACTACACCTGGAGGATAATCCAGTCTTAGAGCATCATCAATATAAACAGAAACTTTAACTTTTTGTGATATTTGTTTATAAAGTGAGAGATCTGCTAAATATGAATCGATAATTGCGATATCTGCTTTTTTAATTTTTTCAAATAATTTATCGTTATTTTTAATCCAGTCAAAAATATGATACTTTTTCTCATTTAATAATTGTTTTATTGTGGAATCTCCATTTACAATAAAATAAGCTGTTATGTTCTTCTCTTTAAAAGCTTGATAAAGCGAGATACAACGGGAAATATGACCAAAACCTATTTCAGCATTACCTTCAGTAATAAAACAAACTTTTATCTTATTTCTCATAATTATTTAAAATAATTCCCGTATTTTGGTTAAACTTTATTCATAATTATAAATAATTAAGAATTTAATATTATTTAAATAGTAAAGAGTTTGTTTATTTATGATGGATATTTCAATTATTATTCAAGCGAGATTGGGTTCAACCAGATTACCAAATAAAGTTGTAATAGATATAGAAGGCAAGCCAATGCTATGGCATCATGTTAATCGGTTAAAACATTCTAAATTTTCTCCTGAAATTATTATTGCAACCTCAAAAGCAGATGAAGATAAAAAAATTTTAAAGTTCGCAGAAGAATATAATTTTAATAGTTATGCAGGGAATATTAATGATGTCTTAGATCGTTTTTATCAAACTGCTTTAAAATATAAAGTTAATAATGTAGTTAGAATAACCGCCGATTGTCCTCTAATAGATCCAGAAGTTCTTGATAAAATTTTACAAGTTTATTTAAAAGGTGAATATGATTATGTATCTAATATTCACCCCCCAACTTATCCCGATGGGCTTGATGTAGAAGTATTTAATTTTGAATCATTAAAAAGAGCATGGAATGAAGCTCAACTTGCTTCAGAAAGAGAGCATGTAACCCCGTATATATGGAAAAATCCGAATTTGTTTAGATTAAAAAATGTTGAAAATGATGAAGATTTTTCATATTTGAGGTGGACCGTAGATGAGAAAGAAGATTTACAATTAATTAGAGAAATATATAAAAATTTGTACCATAAGAAAGGTATTTTTTTAATGAAAGACATTTTAGAACTTTTAAAAGAAAGACCAGAATTGAAGGAAATAAATAGTAAATATATCAGGAATGAAGGATATCTAAATTCATTGAGAGAAGATAAAATTGTTAAATAGATTAAGTTAATCGTTGAAAGCCTGTATGTGAAACTGGGCCCTCTAGTAAATTCAATATTTTATTTTTATCTAATGCTTGTTTTATTATTCCAAAAAGAGGGATTAATTATTTTTTCTGGTATTTCAGAAAATTCACGCATTATTAATTGATGAATTTTATTTGATAATGGCTTTTCTTTTAATAATTCTATATTTCTTGCTACTTGTTCTATTTTTTCAGCGCCAATTACCAAACTTGTTATTTCTGGTAAATCTCTTACAAATAAAAACACTAATTTATCAATTTCAATATTATATTCATTAGAAATGTTTCTCAATTTTATTAAGTGTTCCTCTGCTTTTCTTAAATAATTTGGTAGATTTTGAGGTTGAATAAAAAAGAGACCTTGAAGATAAATACTTCTTGCAAAAATAAGGTATTTTTTTTTTTTTAATTCCTTTAATAAATCCATTTTAATAAACCGGTGGTCAAATACATTAATAGGTACTTGAACAGCATCAATTTCTTTAAATTTTAAAGATGAAATTACTTCTTCAGGGTTATATGCTGATATACCACATCGGTCTATTAACCCTTCTTTTTTAATTTGAGTTAAACATTCAAAAATAAGCCCTTCCTCCAGATATATATCTGTTGGATGATGTATTAAATAAATGGGAATTTTTTTTACTTTTAAATCTTCTATTGAATGTTTTATTTGAGTTTTTACATAATTATAGAGATTATCAAATGTCAAATTTTTTTTTATATTAACTTGGGGTAATTTAGAGGAGATTATTAGATTTTCAATATTATTCGTAATTTTTGAAGAAATAAAAGAACCTATAATTTTTTCACTATTGCCATATTTAGGAGATGTATCAAAAGTATTAATTCCATTATCCCAAGCATATTTTAATATTTTAATGGATGTTTTAAAATCTGGTTTCCCATTTATATTAGCAATTCCATAATCTATTCCCAATTGAACCGTTCCAAGAGTTATTTTTGAAGGATTCATTCTTTTTCAATAAAATATGTCTTAAGGTATTTATAAAATATTTAAAAAAAAAAAATTACTTAATATCTAAAAGATCTTTAGCTAATTGAATTTTTTTTTCTATATTAGCTGTTCTTGGAATGACTATTCTTTGCGCTTGAGGAGATCCTGCACCATGCATGGATTCACCTTTGTAACTTACAGCACCAAGACCCATTGATATATTTTCAAGAAATCTTATAACTTTATATCGATTTTCAACCGAAACACCCTCACATGTAAATAGATATTTTTTTAGTAATGGTCCAAGTTTTTCGGATTTTAAATCTGCTGTAGAAGGTAGTGTACAAATTATTCCACCTGCAAGGTCATCCGCTATTCTTGAAATTTCATAAGGAATTCGAGTTACATTTAATTTACAAACATTTGTTAACAACATATCCATTTCATAATTTCCCGCTTCTCTTTGAAATCCTAAAGCACTGCATGCCAATCCACAGCAATAGATTGTTTCATTTAAATGTATCATCTCAACTATTTTATTTCTGACAATCGCATTTTTCTCAATGCCATTATATCTAGTATTTAGGGCAGTAGCACCAATAATCACATCTCCAACTCCTGGTTTGCATCCTCCATATGATTGTCTATGATAACCGGCAAATCGATTAACTAATTCCCCTACAAATTCAGTTTCTCCATTTAAAAAAATGTTCTCATTAGGAATAAATACATCATCAAATATTACAAAAAGTTCATGAGCACCATATTTATAATTTCCAACATCAAGTTTGTAATCTTCCATTTTTCGAGTATCACAAGATTGTCTTCCATAAATCACTGTCAAACCTTTTTGATCTGAGGGTATTTGGAAACAAATAGAGTATTTTTCTTCTCCAGGTCTCATTGAAAGAGTAGGCATTATAAATACATGATGAGAGGGCAATAAACCTGTTAAATGAATTTTAGCACCTCTAACTACTATGCCATCATCATTTTCGTCAACAATATGTAGAAATAAATCAGGATCTTTTTGTTGAAGAGGTCTTTTACTTCTATCTCCCTTAGGATCTGTTAAAGACCCAACAACAGTTAAATCCTCATGTTGAACTTTTTTCCAAAAATTCACAAATCTTTCATGATAATTAGAACCATATTTCTTATCAATTTGATAAGTAAGACTATATAATGCATTACCAGCATCCCAACCTGCACATCTTTGAAAACATGTTGCTATTTTTTGTGCTATCATCCTTTGCATTTTTATTTTAGTAATTAAGTCATCAATAGATTGATGTAGGTGAGCAAATCGGTTTATTATTTCGCCAGTGAGATTTGATTTAGCTAACATTAGATCTTTATATTCTTCCTTTTGAGCCAATTCATATGTAATCTTCACAGAATTAATTGTAGGGATGATTATAGGGTGTTTCCAGAATTCTTTTATTTTCTCGCCAAAAAGATATAACTCTAAATTTGGTTTTTTTATACTTTCTAAATATTCTTCAGGTGTTTTTAGTGGCATAATATTAAACGATTTTATTTTTGATATTTTATAATAGATTAATTCGGAGTATATGAATTTAAAATTATAAAATTTTTTAAAAAAGAAAATAAGTAGAATAGAATATTAGAATATTTTCTTATCTATTGAAAAAATCTTCTTTTTTCAATTTTACTATGATTTTATTATTAATTTTATCATAATTCTTAAATCCAATTTTATAAGCAACTTTCAATGCCGCTTTATTATCTTCATATGCACCAGATAAAATTTCTTCTAATTCTAAGTTTTCAAAAACATATTTTAATAATATTTCATAGGCTTCTGTTCCATATCCCTTCCCCCAACTATTTTTATCTCCAATCAATAATCCTATAATAGCATTTTTTTCATTGAAATTAATAGGTTCTAGTTTTAAATTGCCGATATGTTGATCATTATTATTTAAAAATATTCCTAAAAATATACAATTAGGATTGTTGTTTTGATCTTTAATATATTCCTTAAGATCATCTATGCTGGTTTTTTTCGTCTCTAAAAAAAAATTTATATCAGGATTATTTATCCAAGAGCAATATTCTTCAGTGGCGTCTTCAATGGATAAAGATCTTAAATAAATTCTTTGACCTTCAATTTTTAAATTCTTTTTATCCATGTATCATAAAATACTTGTTATTTGAAAAATATTACTTTTAATTATTTTTTGGGATTTCTATAAAATCTAATAGTAAACATATTGGGAATATAAAATTAGAACCAATTGATTTCAAAAAAAAAGTCGCTACTTTAGGTATTTTGGTAGGAGAAAAATAGTATTGGAATAAAGGTTTCGGAACTGAAGCTTTAAATTCTTTAATAAAATTTAGTTTTGATGAATTAGAATTAGAGGAAATAAATTTAAGTGTCTATAAGCAAAATATTGGTGCATTGAAAGCTTATAAAAAATCTGGCTTTAAGATTTATGAAGAAGATGGAATATCATATAAATTTAAAGTCTTAAAAAAGGATTATAAGTAGTTAGATTATCACGCCATTTTATATGTTTATTTAGATCCATTATCTCAGGATTATTTTCCACAATATTGATAATATCATATATAGAAAAATCAATAGATTTATTATTTTCTCTCAATTTTTTAAAAACTTTTTGACATACTAGTAAATCTTCTTCATAATCAATAGTTAAGCGTAAATTATAAATTAAATTGATGCTTTTATCGTTATAAGAGAAGATTGAATATTGTTCAGGATGATTTAAAATATATTTGGTAACATGTTCCTTTTCCTCTTCATTTTCTGCTAATTGATAAATTTTTTCTAAAATTTTAAAAGAAAAAATTTCAACATCAACCCCTATTGGAAAATTTGTTTTACCATCAACATTTCTGATATAATCATAATTACTACTTAAATAAAAGTGAATCATATTATCAATTATTTTAGGGTCTGTAAATGGACAATCTGAAGTAATTCTTATTATAAGATTTATTTTAAATTGTTTTGCTGTATCATAATATCTTTTTAACACATTATTTTCATCTCCAATAAAAAATGAAATATTATGTGCTTTAGCTTTATCAATTATTACAGAATTCTCTTCCTTAGGAGTCGTAGCAATAATAATTTCATCTATTTGCTTACTCAATTTTAACCTTTTTATTAAAACATCTAAGACCGTTTCATTATTAAAAAGAGTTTTTAATATCTTTCCAGGGAGTCTTGTAGAACCCATTCGCGCTTGTATAATTACGCCAATTTTTTGATTTTTCATGTTTAGCAAAATTAAAATTAGAGAAAATTATTCATAATTAATTTTTTATTTTTGAAACACATAAAAATATGCTGCTTTAAAATTAATTCCTTATTATGAAAATTCTAATTATGAGAGATGTTGGAATTACTTAATTTATCATATTTATACTTATATGAATTTAAATATTAGCTTTTTTTTATGTTTGATTATATATAAGACCTTTATTTTCTAGTTGTTCTAATGCTTTTTTCGATTTATCCTGAATTTTTCCAACTTGGGATTTAACCCAATGAATTAATTCTTCGATACCATCTTCAAATGATATTTTTGGTCGATATCCTAGTTTTTGTCTTATTTTTGAAATATCTGCAATACAATGTCTTATATCTCCTTTTCTAAATTTATTTGTAATAATTGGTTTTATCCCCAGATTCATTTTTTCAATCAATGTATCTGCAATTTTCTTAATTGTTATTGGGTTTCCTGAACCTACATTGAAAATTTCTCCTTTAACTTGTGATTTTTCCATAGATAAAATTAAAGATTGACATATATCTTTCACATGAACAAAATCTCTTGACTGTAACCCATCTTCAAAAATAATGGGGGGATTTCCAGACAATAAATTGGAACAAAAGATAGCACAAACACCAGTATAAGGATTTGATAATGCCTGTCTTGAACCATATACATTAAACAATCGTAAGGCTGTTGTATCAATTCCGTATGTCTCTCCAATTAATAAACTCATTTCTTCTTGGTGTTTTTTACTCATTGCATATATTGATGTTGAATCTAATGGCTTTTCTTCATCTGTCGGAAGAGATGTTAGCTGCTTACCACAATTTTTACATTTGAATTCCCAAAAGCTAGTTTTTAAATCGTCAATTTCTCTTAATTTCGGGTACATATCACCACAAGATTCACATTTATATTTACCTTCACCATATATGGACATTGATGAGGCAATTATTAATTTTTTAACATTATGCTCTTTATTAACTAAGATATCTAGTATATTCGCAGTTCCCATCGTGTTATTTTCAATATATTTAGCAATTTGATACATTGATTGACCTACACCGACAGCCGCTGCCAAATGAAATATTATCTCCACATCTTTTACTGCTGAATATAAATTATCGTAATTTGTGATATTTTCTTTTATGAATTTTATATTTTTATTCAAGTATTCAGGAGGTTTTCCAATTTTTCCATGAACTTGTTCTTCTAAATTGTCAAAAACAATTACATCATGCCCTTTTTCTACCAAAAAATCAACTAAATGTGAGCCTATAAAGCCAGCTCCACCAATTATTAATATTTTCTTTGACATAATCTTGATATTTTTTAAAAGTATTTAATTTTTATCAATATTTAATCTCAATTAAGTATCTGAATTAAAATGAGTGTATATTCTTAAATTCAAAAATATATTTTTTGAAAATTCTTTTTAATAATGAAAAGTAGTTAAAAATTATATTATCTAAAAATTTTCTATTGAATATTTGCCTAAACTCTCGTTCTTTCATTTATATCAAAAATTCTAATTAATTCATATAATCTTTTCAATTAATGACACTATATTTTCTGTAGCAGTTTTTTTTCCATTATAATATGAATATCCTTTAGCAAGTTGTTTAATCCTTTGTGAATATTGATCATAAAAATCCTTATCATTAATTAATTTTTTAATTGATTCTATCAAGGAATTCTGATCCTTAGATATAATTAAGTCTTTTTCTTCAAAATATTTGTAGGTACCACTAAAAAAAAAATCATTATTAACGAGATCTAAAGTTATAACGGGGATTCCAACAATCATAGCCTCTAAGGTTGTTACTGAAAAAGTTCCTTGAGATAACACAAGATTACTTGATTTTATTAGTCTAAGAATGTCAATATTATGCACAATGGTAGGCCCCTTAATTTTTAACTCTTCTAAAACCTTTTTATGTCGAGTAGGCCATTCGTAAGGATGTACCTTAATTATTAAATTATCAAGTAAATTCAATTCCTTCAAAGAAAGAAGCACTTTTTTATCATATTCACTACTGGCTCTCATATCAACCTTATTTGTCAAATATAATATTGTAAATTTATTAGGATCAAATCGATAAACACGATTGGTATAATAATCTCTTATTTCATCATAACTATTAATTTTTCCTCTATAGAATTTATCATACCGACTTCTTCCCGTGATTACAATTTTTTCGCTCTGAATTCCTTTTTCAATCAAATATTTCTTATCTAATTCTCCGGGTACTGTTATATATTCAAGGTCATGTTTTTCTGTTAATTCTGACCAAATAGGAATACTAGCATGTGTTACATAAATATTAGGAATTTTTTTAATTTTACAATAATTTGAGTATAACCTTGCTTCAGCACGTAATTCATCAGCAAAGACAACTAATGAAGGTAAATACACTCTTAAAATTTTTTTAAAATTTTTCAAATAATTAAATATTTTAACTATGATAAAAAACATTTCAATCTTATAGTACTCCTTTAATAATTCCATTAGTTTTTTAGAATCGATTTTATATTTTTCATTAAGAATGTTTTTTGGTTCCTTTAACCAAATATTTCTAATTTGAAAAGAAAACCTGAATAATTTAGTTAAGTTTTTTAAAGAGACACTATAATCTCCTTCGTATAAAAAAGCTCCAATATCCTTCTGATTCTGAAAATATTCAAATATTTGCCTAATACTTTTAAATTGATTAATTGTAAAAGAAAAGAATAGAATATTATCAATTTTTTTTCTTAATGTATTCTTCAATTTTTTTTGCTTTTGTGGGTATGTTTTGATTGTAAATCCGATGAGATTTATGATGTATTTACTGAAAAACCAAAAAGATGAATTTTTTACTTGTTTTAAAATATAATCTTTAAAAACTTCTAGATTTTTATATTCTTTATTTAATTCTCTAAAAAAGGGTAAAAATCTTGGATTGTAATCAAAAATAATTCCTTTATCATAAGTTTCAGTTGATAGAATCTTGTTTAAGACTTCATATTCTCCCAAAATTTGCTTTAAAAAACCCGAAAAATGATATTCTATTAACTTCCCTAAAAAAATCCCTTGCAAATAAAAGATTTTTGATGTTCTAAGGTTTTTAAAAATATGTATCATAATATCTTTTACTTCACCCAAAACCTTATTTTTAATTTCAATAAATTCTTCTCTCTCAATATCAACTCTAAAATCCGAAGCTAAAACGCTTTTTATATTGTGATTTAGGTGATATTGTGTCGTGCTAGCTGAAAATATCTTAATTTCAATATTTTTTCCGTAAATTTTTCTTAACGTTTTAATAAGGCTTTGTAACTTGATTTTCTTATACCATTGGATCCATCTAATAAGAAATTTAGATGCATTATAATAATTATGATTAAAAAAATTATCCAAAATTATTACTTTCATTTATCCATTATGCTCTTTATATCTAATCTATTATAGAAATCTTTAAAAGTTAAGTTATCTTCTAATTTTGTTGGAAAACCTTCTCTTATCGTATTAATTCTTATTTTACTGATTTAATCAATACTATTACACTAAAATTGTGATCAGTAATTAAAAAATGTCATAAAATCAGTAATGAATTTGACATTAAATAATTACTGCCTATGAGTAATCAGCAATTAAAAAATGTCATAATTTTATTCATTTTGCTTATCTTTTTTCTTCTTCTTTTTTGACAACTGATGTAACGTCAGTAATCTTCATTGACATTTCTAAAATGAACTATACTTAAAGAAGGCACTTCCAATATCTTTTATTATAACCAGTTTATTAATTTCATTTTTAAATTACCTCCAATTTAGAAAAATATTCTTAAATTACAACACAAGGAGGTGAAAAATATTGAAAATGAAGGAAAAAAGGAAAAGAGAATTATACGAGAGTGTAAAGGAATTGCATTATAATATGGAACTTTCAAAAAAAGAATTAGCAAAAGAATTTGGTAAATCCGCAAGGACAATCTATAGATGGCTTACTCGAGCAGATCAAGGAAACCCGCTCATAAACCTTAAAGCTAAAAAGAAATATCATAGACCTAAAAAATATCCATCATATATTTTTAATCGAATCGTGGAATTAAAAGAAGAAATACCACAAAGAAGTGCACCAATGATTTATAAAATACTAAAAGAAGAATTTCCAACATCTACACCATCGTTATCCACTATTCGAAAATTCATTCGAGATCAAGGCCTTACTTACAGATCCAGGGAACGAACTCAGGGATATATCAAATTTCAGAGAGAAAAGCCGAACGATTTATGGCAAGTGGATATTGCAGGAGTTCAAACTGTTGGTCATTTGAAACAATTATATCTAATCGCTTTGATTGACGATTGCTCAAGGTTCGTTGTAGCGGCAGAATACTTTAGAACTCAAAAAGGATCTCATGTAATAAAAATCATACGCGACGCCATCATATCTTACGGAAGGCCAAATCAAGTATTATCAGACAATGGCACTCAATTTCGCAATGTAATTGGCGATTTAGGAACAAAGTATTCACGACTTCTTAAATCGTTAGATATCAAACCAATTTTTGCCAAACCCGACCATCCTCAAACCAAGGGAAAACTTGAAAGATGGTTTCGAACCGTGAATTCAATGTTTTTAATTGAGGCTCGGAAACAAGTTAAAGATAATCCAAAATGTTCCTTGGTCGATTTTAACCAAGAATTTAAGAAATGGGTCAGTTGGTACAACATGGAAAAACCACATCGTAGTCTCCCTAATACCACGACTCCTGGAAAAATCTTTTTTGAATCGAAAGATCGCATTTTCAGACCCTTACAGGCAAAAGTAAATTGGAACAAATGGTTACATGAAATAGAGAAAAGAAAAGTAAGTAAATATAATCAAATCTCCTATAAAGCTCAGAATTTTGAGGTTCCTCCAGGATACGCTCTTTCAAAAGTCGACGTGATTGAATATGAAGATAAGCTAGAAATTTATTACAAGGATACATTATTAACAACTCATCCGTATCAAGTATCAATAGCATCAAGAAAATCAGAAAAAATGTTCAGGAAAATAAGAAAAAATGGCACGATCTCTTATAAGGGAAAGTGGTATACTGTAGATTACAAGCTTGCTGAAAAAACCGTAGAAGTTCAGGAGATAAACCAAGGGAAGAAGCTCTTAGCATATCTCAACGGCGTGCTCGTAACTACAATAAACTTATAAGAGATCTTAAAAAATAAATTCTTTTTTTTTATTAAAATTATTTTTTAATCTAAGAATAAGAAGAAAAATGGAAAAATTTTTGTCAAAAAATGACAAAATTAATTGCTGATAAATATGACAAAAACATAGTAGTTACAACACTAAAATAATTGTGATCAGTAATTAAAAAATGTCACAAAAATGGAATTTATTTGACAATAAATACTTTACTCACCACAATGATGCGTAATCAATAATGTCACTAAATTCGCTCTTTTTTTTCCTATTTTTTCT